AATCCGCCGTCTATCTGTGCGGATATGATGTTTTCTTGATGTGTCATTTCTCTATTTTTTTGAAATTTCATATTCCTGTATTGCTTTAAAAATCTGATACACTACCTGCGGGACTATTGCATTACCGTAAGCCTTTATGGATTCGTTTCTGTGCTTTGAAACGGTAATTCCAACCAGTCCGGAGGGAATCCCATCATCTCGGCCACGAACCGGGGGTTGAGTTGGGAACTCGTCCCAGTTTTCAACCCTGCTTCCAAGCATCTCTTTGCTAGGCTGTCGTTCCGGTATATCTGAGAATCGGGCAGTGTGGCATTCTTCGAATCGTTTACCGTCGGTGTCGGCAGAAGTGGGGCCAAACTGTTCAGGTCCACCGTCCACCCTTTCTCGATTTTTCGCTTCATATTCCCGCTCCCTGGGTTGTCTGCGCTTCTCCAATCCCTTGCTTGGGGTGTTGGAAGTAGTTTCTCCGGTTGCCTCACAACCACATCCCTCAGGTTGGAAAGCATCGTCCTTCCCGGCCTGACTTCCGTAATTTCCCGATGGATAGCCTTGTCCGTTTTCGGCGCCATGTGATCCATTGTGGTCGGAGTTGGGAGAAGTCCTAGTTTCTCCATCGTTGGTTTGTATCCGCTCATTATTTCCTGAGCAAGCGTGCCCGAATCCCCCGGCTTTGGATTCTTCTTGCCCGAACTTACCTCTCCGTCCATTGTTGTCGGTGTTTTTAGCAACAAACCAGACTCTATCCCTTTTGTGCGGTGCGTTGACGCCTGCAGCTGGAAGTATATACGGTTGTACTTCGTACTCTTCATTTTCCAGGTCAGCCTGCACCTGCTCGAATACCAGCCCCCCATCCCAATTAACAAGGCCGTAAACGTTTTCGCCCACGATCCAACGTGGTTTAATTTCTCGAATTGCTCTAAGCATTTCTGGCCATAGATGGCGTTCGTCCTCTGTGCCTTTTCTTTTCCCTGCAAGGCTGAATGGCTGGCAGGGGAATCCTCCGGTAAGCACGTCGATTCTGTTTCTCCAAACAGTGAAATCTGTTTTTGTGATGTCATCATAACTAACTGCATTTGGCCAATAATAATTCAGCACTTGACGTCCGAATGGGTTGATTTCGCAATGGAAAACGTTTTCCCATCCCATCCATTGGGCTGCTAAATCGAAGCCTCCGATACCGCTGAATAGACTGCCGTGGGTCATCCCTCTATTTTTTTGATTAGTTCAACTAATTTTGGCCTTTCTGACCAGTTATCTACTATTCCATGTAAATCCAACACATCCACGAACGCTAAGCATGATTTTAACATCTCGTACATTTCCGGGCTTGCCGCTATTAGATTGGTTTCGTATCCCAAACGGTAGCTACCGTGTTTCCGTCCATATCCTTGACAAAAAATAGGTCGTCCGAAATTCTTCTGGACTTCCACGTCGTATGCTCTGCTTTGCTCATGATTGTTGGGTTAAATGTGTGTCGTGGATGGTTCCGATGACCTCGTAGGCCGATAGTACCAATTCTTCGCTAAGCAAATCGCCACTTGATTTGTCCTGTTTGTAACTGTTATCAAGCGCCCATGCCCCCGCCTTGCTATCCCAAAATACCTGCATTTTGCTTTGCGTCATAACCCCGTCAATGTCGTTCCAGTCGCCTAAGATGTCGCCCTCGAAAATGGGTACACCATTTTTGTCTGTTAATCCGGTGAATTGCCCGACTGTTTCAGGAATTACTTCATACTCATTACCATCTTCTTCACTTAATATCTGGGGTTCTGTCCAATTGCATAGTAAATCTCCGTAAATCCACTCGCCATTATCTATCCGCTTCCCGCGGAAAAGTATCTTCCTATTCATGAGGGGCCTCCGTTTCTACGTATTCATACTTTCCGTCAACTAATCGGTAATATTCACGGTAGTTGGGGCGTAGGTCAAAAGCTAATTCGTATGCGTCCAATGATTGATTTTCAGGATGCCAGTAGAAGGGTTTACCGTCAATTGATTTAAGGATACCCGCGTTACTTCCCGTATATTCATCAGCCCATTTAAGCTCAATGTTTAGGTCGGGGAATTTGGCTATTAAAGACTCGATAACCTTTCCTGCGCCGCTCCAAGCGGTTTCAAACTCAATGATCCTTGAACCGACTTTCTCCTGCTCAAATGCATTCCATTTCGTCCCCCACATAGCGACATTCCAGTCGTACCAACAGATGAATCCGGTTGCCTCGTAAGCTGCGCAAGCCTTCTCGAATACCGCCTGTTCTTCCGGTCTTATTGGCCGTAGGTTTTGCCGGTTCCGTATTTCAAGTGCGGCAATAAGCGGCATATCATGAGGCTTGATGTCGTACTTGTTCTTTACGTGGTCAATGAGGTTGATATCAATCTCGCCAACCGCTTTTATTTCTTCGGGGCATGGGATGATTTTATTGAAGTCGATATAAATTTCTCCACCGCGCTCGTTTTTGCCACCGTGTATGAACGAAAGCAATTCCTTTGTACGGTTGTTATCACCGTATATTGTTAATCTGTTTTTGATGTAATTTGTCATCTTACTTTTATCTATCCCCCTTAATGGGGGTGGTTAAACATTAGTGAGGGGAGCAGGATTCGAACCTGCATCGTTGGTTATTTCTTCTATTAAACTTTACTCCAATAGTTTTCTTATTACCCAACAACCCCATGAACATGGGGAACGTCTACCAATTCCGCCATCCCATCATTTATCCCCCGCCACTCCTAAGAATGGATGGGGGAAGTGAAACTTTATGCTATTAATTTGACCCTGTTTAATACTGTCCGGCTTCCATATCGACCCTTCACAGAAAACGATATGTTCACTTCGTCTCCATCCTCAACCGTAGGCCTCAACGTCTTTCTAAACTGAACGTATGAATTGCCCTTTACTACCTCCTCGGTATATGAAAACCATCCATTTTCGTTGCATACATGGTGAAATTCCGTGTTAACCCCCATTGACTTCACCAACACAATGGTAGGGGTGAAGAATGTCACTTCACCTATTCCATCCACGTGGCCGTGAATCTTTAGGGCTTTGGGGTCGGCTACTTTTGTCGCCCCAGATGCTGAATAGCGGGTCATCCAGTTGTCGTAAATAATTCCTTTTACGACCTCTACTGAATCGATTTTCAGTTTTGCTTTCATTGTTATCCAAGAATTGACCAAGTGAATGCCAGTGCCGCGAAGATAGCGACTATGATTAATATCTCTCCGATTGTTGTGCGTGACGTTCGGTACGTCTGTACGCTGTGAATCCAAAGCGGTTGTTTCTGCTGCCGCCTCGGCTCATACTTGAAGTCCGAGGGCTTGAATGTGTTCTTTTTCATGATCATTGTTTTTGTTTTCGTTAGGACAAAGATACAAACAAATATCATATCTGCAAATTATTTTTAAAATATTTTGTTTTAATCAGAATATGTGTATATTTGCAGGGAACAAAAACGTAAAACAATGACAATGAACGACAAAATCACAAAACAACAGATCGCAGCCCTGGCGGACGGAGAAAAATTGACGTCGCACGCCCTGGATAAAGCGTATGTGCAGCGGCTCCGGAACTACTGCCAAGAACTTAAATCCGATCAGCACAGGTACAGCGTCACTGTATATAATGGCATGGTAACCGTGCGCAGGATACCTACTATAACCCCGCAGGGGCTGACCGAGAAGCTGCGGGCCATGAAGCCTGGCGAGGTCTGCCATCCCTGCGAAGGTAGGCGGATCAGGGAGGTGTCTGCAACCGCTCACATGTTGGGGGGTGGGTTTAAGGTTAGGACGGTCGTAGAAGTGACGAAATTGTAGAGGTTGATTAACATATTAAGGCTTTTATTTTAAGATATGGAAACAATATATTTTCAACCAAAAGGGATTAGACCGCAATATTGTGAAGCTGGTATGATACACGAAAGCGACCCTGAACACATTTTGTATTTAAACGAACCTTGCAAAATTCTAATTAGTGAGGTCAAAATAATACCAAAAGAGAATGTTACTTATGACAAAAAAACTAGGTCGTATCTCGTTCAGCAAAGTTGATTATAACGTCCCAGCTGCTTTGCGGAGTTCCGAATAAACTGCACTAAGGTTTAATTAAAAAAAAACAAAAGTAAAATGGAAGAACAAAATTTGAACGAAGAACTGAACTCGTCATTGCACAAAACCGATGTTATCGGCAGTGTTTATATTTTGATTAATGGGCATTGTGATAAACTTGCATATCTCATTAAAGATGAAAAAGAATTAGAACTTTGGAAGTCAGATGGTAGTATTGAAAAGGGGGATAAATTATATAAAGCTTTTTTTGTTGAGCAGTTCTAATATTACAGCTAACGGAAAAGGTATTGCTGTCAGGTGGGGATTAAATGTACTTCTGCCTCACGATAGCACAAAAGATAATTAGAAGTACAATTGCTGTATTTGGCACGTCTGCCCCACTTGCAGCAATACAATGTTATAGGCAGCTTTATTTGTAAAAAAAAATGAACATTCACATAATACACGATAAGCAAATAGTATCATTCGCCCACATTGACGGAGAATCGAATTTAAGTATATTTTATTTTGAACTTGACGAAGGTAAATTAACGCTACACTCAATTGATAAATGGGTCAAAAACGGCAAGTCTGGTTCAACTTACAAGCACGAAGAAATTTACCACCACGAATACAAGAACTGGATTTTGCTTGAAAATGGAGATTACGGCAAGCCTACAGTGCCAGCCGAAGTTTTGAAAAACGCTGAATGTTATCGGATAGGGTATCTTCAAAGTTGCCTATAACATCTGTATAGCCGAAAACACCCGGTTTAAAAATAATTACAAAATAATTTGCATCGTATTGTATAAGTCCGTATCTTTACATCAGTAAACAAAAACAAAAACGAAATGAAACTGAAAGATTTAAGATTCACGGACATTCAAGGCAGGGTAAGGGCACTACCTACATTGACGGACGCTAACCGCGTGGTCGTAACCGAATTAGGCTTTAATATCTGGAAAAAGGAATTCCAGGCTTACGGAAATAGCGAGGTCAGGTTTGTTGACCGCGGTGGTATTTGGGGCGGACTGGCCCTCATAGTTGACGACATGGAAGCTGTCCGCAACGAATACATCAGACTTAAAGCGGAGGCATTGTCATGAATAGGCAAATAAGACACGAATTGCTCGACCTCGCGCTGGATGCCGGGGATCGAGCAGAAGTTGAGTTTTCAGGAGACGGAAACATCAGCTTCACGGTTTGGCACCAACGGAAGGGATTGAGCCGCAAAATCATGGATAGCATCAACTCGTGGGACTTTGATTCCACGGAGGAATTTGTTGAACGAGTTAAACAACTATTGAAATGAAAGCAATCCAAATACACGAAAAAAAGCTCCCCACTATTCAGGAGCTGTACCAGGATACAGAATTGGAAATAAAACACGATAACCTAGCGGTTCTCCTCAATCAGGAGCCGCCCAAAAAATGGGTTAAGGAGCACCCATATATTCGGGGGCATAAGTACCTACCAATTGACAAGGTCGAGTGGCTGATCCGACGTGTATTCAAGCAATATCGGATCGAGATAACTGGGCAGGGAGTTGCGTTCAACGGCGTTTGGGTTACGGTTCGCCTGCACTATGTACACCCTGTTACCGGCCAGTGGGAGTTTCACGATGGAATAGGTGCCTGCCAATTACAGACGGCGAAGGGAACGTCACCTGCCGACTTAGCTAATATCAATCAAGGAGCTATATCTATGGCATTTCCAATCGCTAAGTCGGTTGCGGTTAAGGACGCCGCCGATCACTTCGGAGCAGCATTCGGCGCTAACTTAAACCGGAAGGACGTTATACCGTACACTCCGGATAATACGCTTCGGGATGTCAAGCGCCAAAAAGAAATCGACCGTTTGCGTAGGCTGATCGAGGCCGCTGAAAACGAACAGGACTTGGCGGCGTTGACTGAACACGTGGAAGCGATGGCTGATGATGAATTATCGGAATTGTTCGCCGAAAAACAGAAGGCGTTTGAAGTTAAAGAGTAAACCAATGAACAAACTACCACAATTCAAAATCAGATGCTCCGCCATCAATAGAATCATGGCGGGCGAAATCGGCCTAACCGCAGCACAGCAGGAGCGATTAAACGACTACCAACAACGGAAAGCCGGAACTCATCCCAAGGGATTGAAGCTGACCGCTAAGATGGAAACTGATATGGCTGAACTGCAATACAAGCAGCTTAATCCCGAATTGCCTGAGGGGGCTAAGACCTACTGTAAGCAGTGGTTAAAAGAGACGCTGTATAAGCGCAGGGAACAGGTGAAGTCAAAGTACATATCCAAGGGACATGATACCGAGGAAGAAGGATTCACCATGATGGCAGTTCATCTTAAGCTCGGATTCGTTCAGAAAAACGAGGAATTCAGGCAAGATGACTTCATCATGGGGACCTGTGACCTTGATCACGAAGCCAGCGATACGGTATTCGACAACAAATCTTCGTGGTCACTTGACCAGTTCCCGATGTTTGAGACCGAAATACCAAGCAAGGATTACGAGGCTCAAATTCAGGGTTACATGCACCTATGGAAACGGAAGCGCGGCGCGGTTGTGTATACCCTTAACGACATATCGATTGACCAGTTAGGCTATCTTATGAAGCCGTGGATGAGTGATGATGAAAAGCAGGCCGAGGCGCTGAACCTTATCTACACCCGTAAGGCTTGGGATGAAGCTAAGTCCAGGTACTTCCCGAATGCAGGGGAGGTGGACTTCATCGAAATACCGGAAAAGGATAGGGTGAAGCCGTTTTACTTCGAGTACGACCCAGCGTTTATTGCTGAGGTTCAGGAAAGGGTGAAGCTGTGTAGACAATATATTCAAACTTTAATCAATAAATCATGAAATTAGAAAAACCAATTGTTTGGCTCGACATTGAGTCAACGGGAGTCGACCGAGAAAACGACCGAATCATCGAGTTGTGCATGATTAAGCAGAACCCTGATGGAACCAAGGTAGTAAAGACACGGAGGTTTAACCCTGAAATGCCGATACCCGCGGGAGCAAGCGAGGTGCATGGCATTTACGACGACGACGTAAAGGACGAACCGACGTTCAGGCAACTTGCTAAAGGCATTCACAGCTTCATACAGGGATGTGATTTAGGCGGCTTCAATAGCAATGCGTTCGACATACCTATGCTATACAGCGAGTTCCTGCGTTCGGGCATTGAATGGGATTACAGTCAGCACCGGATGATTGACGTGGGCAACATCTATAAGCGGCTTTATCCGCGTACCCTGGAATCAGCTGTTAAGAATTTCCTAGGTAGGGAGCATGACGGGGCGCATGGGGCGGAAGCCGACACCGTGGCTACCTATGAGGTAATGGAGTACTTCATGGAAAACACAGGTGACGAACTGCCTAAAACCATCGACGAACTGCACCTGTACAGCAACTACGACAAGAAAATGTTAGACCTTCACGGAAAGTTCAATTTTTCTGACGATGGTAAAATTATTTTGCTTAACTTTGGAAAATACAGGGGGGAACCGGCAGCGGATCATCTTGATTTTTTGGAATGGATGGTAACCCGCGCAAACTTCACCCCTGACGTAAACAAAATCTGTTATCAAATATTACAGGAAAATGGCTACTAACAAAAAGCTCGCCGCTCTTGAAATGGACTACGGCAGAACAATACATGGCTTCGTAACAATACCCGAAAGCGATGGGTATCTCGAAGTTCAGATCTTGAAAATCGAAAATCCCATCGTTGACGACTGGAGGGAAAATGAGGTAATTAAAATCAGCAAGGAACTAATTAAAAACGTAATATGGAAAAGTTAAATCAACACCCAGACCTGACAATCAACCAGGTCGCCGTAAAGTACAGTATCGACTACACTGAACTAAGGGATACGCAACTTGAATTTCTGAGGAAAAACCTGAAAAGGGATAGCCCGTTGTGGAGTGAGAAGTCGTATGGCAGGTAAACAAAAATAGATATGAATACACCTTATATAAAACAGTACGATGATTTGGGATTAGTAGCTAATCCTATCACGAAAAAGACACCTTATCTTCACGGTAGCCCGAACAGACGTGAACGACGGGCAGAGGCAAGGAAACAGCAAGGACTTATGGGCAACCATAAAGGCGTCAAGCTAACGGTTATCGGGAAAAGAGCATACTTCCGTGTGTTTCAGTATACGCCCGACGGAAAACGAATTTTACATTACATACCAAAAACAAAATAAAATGGCATCACTATCAGAAATTTATTTCAAAAAAGAGACGTTGCAAACGCTGCTGGACGTCATCACCAAAAAAGGCGAAAAAGGCGTGTCAATCACCATCAGCACCAGCGACGAAAGCAATGAGTGGGGACAGAACGTATCAGCATACGTATCTCAGACCAAGGAGCAGCGAGAGGCTAAAAAGCCGAGGTATTACGTCGGAAATGGCAGGGTGTTCTGGAATGACAGCAAAATCACCAATGGGGTGAAGCCGGAAGAGCAGTACGATAATGGAGGCGAACCAGATTTACCGTTCTGACATGGAATCAATTACAAGAGGCAGGCTCCGTTTGGCGGAAAAAGCCGAGATAATCGAGCTTTATGTTTACCGGAAGATGTCGATGAGGGATATAGCCGAATATCTATCCCTATCCACATGCACTATAAGTAAGGTCGTGTCTCTTTATTTCAAAAAGCCTAAAAAGGATGTTGTAAAAATGTCAAAGGCTTAGTAATGCAGCCCGCCATCAACATCCCCGGTGGCGGGCTTTAATGAAACATTATGGAAAAGAAAGAAAGATTTAGAAATCACGAAGTCTGGCGATTATGTAATAACTGCGGTGGGTGGTTTGATTTAAGAATGGGTGTTTGCGATCATTGTAATACTTCTCAGGGGAAACTTTTTTGATATGATTAAACTATTCCCGTATCAGCAGAAGGCCGTGGATAAGGTGTTCGAGAAATTCGAAAACAAACAACGAGTCCTGCTGCAAGCCGCCACGGGGGCAGGAAAAACATACATGTTCAGCTATATTGCTAAAAGGGTTGTGGACGGCGGACAAAAGGTGGTAATACTATGTCACCGCGAAGAGCTGGTAAAGCAGACAATAGACACGCTGCAATCGATAGGCGTACGATGCCAAGAGATAAACCCCCAAACAAAACGACTGCACACCATAACCGTTGACGTATACGTCTGCATGATCGAAACCGTTTACAATCGTCTTAAAAGGGGTAAATTTTCCTTTGACGACGTCGGACTAGTAATAGCCGACGAATGCCACGTCCGAGTGTTCGAGAAGTGCTACGACTACTTCCCCGAAAGCAAAATACTTGGAGTTACCGCAACGCCCGTACACACGGCAAGGGAGACGTTTTTTAAGTGCAAATACTGCAAAAGTGAGTATCCATCAGTTTCTGAATGTTGTGGCGAAGAGGCCGAGGAATGGTCAAAGCCGTTCACGTTTTCGCAGATATACGAAGACATCGTGGTCGGACCGCCGATAAAGGAGCTGATCGAGTTTGGGCAGCTGGTTCCGGAAGTTTCCTTCGTGCGCAAGTATGCAGACACGTCAAAGCTGAAAGTAGACTCCACAGGAGAATACACTACAAAGAGCCTGGACGACGCATACGGCAACGATAACGCCTCGTTCAACGTCCTGCTCAACTATATGGAGTTGTGCAAAGGAAAGCGAACCATCATATTCAACTCCAGCGCAAAGGTTAACAAAATGGTGTACGACAGGTTTATCGAGGCGGGAATTAACGCCAAGATTTACGACAGTGTGAACGAAACCGAGATGTCGCGCAAAGAGCTAGTGAAGTGGTTCAGCGAAAACGAGGACGCCGTGCTGCTTAACGTCAACGTTTTTGTCGCAGGTTTCGACAATAGAGACGTTCAGGCGATTATGGCTAACTGCGCTACGAAATCCCTCAGCAAATTCCTGCAAATGGTAGGTCGTGGGGGCAGGTCGTCAAATAACATTTTCAAAGAGGACTTCATTTTCATAGACGGCGGCGAAAATATAGCCGAGTTCGGCGAATGGTCGTCCGAAAGGGATTGGGAGGACATATTCTGGAATGGAATAGGAAAGCCTAAACCAAAAAAGATACTGCCCGACGACATACAGGACTGCCCGAAATGCGGATACCTTTTCGAAAAATACGAATCCGAATGCCCGGGATGCGGATTCGTACAGGAACCGCCGGCGCCTAGGGAAAAGCGAGATCAGGAAGAAGGCGACGAAGTCCTGGAGCCGATACGCAAGATCCCGCCGCCATCAGGAAGGCATATCTACGAGTACACGAAAAGAAAAGGTGAAAACATTAACTTTGCTTTCCGTATCCTGCAAAACAGGATGGTAGACATGTTCAAGTACTGGCGCGTTTCTCCGGAAAAGTACCGGTCAGCTAGGGAATCGGGGGAGCTGGACAGGAAGATAAGGAAGCACATACTGCCAGCTTATTTCTTCCTGATAAAACAGCAGGATATACAGACAGGACAGCACCGAACGATCGATTACATGGTGAACAAAACGAAGGAGAAATTGGAGAAATATTACTCGAAATGAGTATATTTGCGTATATCAAAACAGTAGAAACGTCCACCTACTGACACAAAATTATTACCGCCTACAATATGGGGGAGAGAGTGGACGCTCGAACCCATTTGTAGGCTTTTTTATTTAACATGAAAATACCTGAAAATTTAGCTAAAGGAGGATTTAGCAATCAACCCGTACCCGAATGGATTGACAAACAGCGCATTGAAAAGATAGCTTCTTTTATACGCCCAAAATTCAAAAAGATAAAAACGATTAATTATCAAGTTTCTTCATACGGAATAAAACACGATGTCGAAAGGGCGCTGGGGTATTATATTTCTAACGGAGAATTAATAGCAGCCATGATTTTCTTGGGGTTTGAGTACAAAAGAGGAAAAGGAAAATCCGGCATAAATTGCTACTTCAACGTATCTATGAAAAGCTTAAAATCTATTTGAGATGGACAACAAGATATTAATAAGCCGATATAAATCGGTAACACAAAGGACCGGATCGCAGATGTCCATCCCCGAATTCATAATGGGAATCAGAGATGGCCTATGGCAGGACGATGTGCTTTCGGTAAGGAACGCCAAAAGTAAACAGGAATCAGACGCCATCAAAAAAAGATGTGAGGCCGTAACCGTTTCAGGGGTTTTCGACACAAGGTCAATAGCCGGATTAAGGCACCACAGCGGATTCATAGCGATGGATGTTGATAATGTTGAAAACCCGAATAAGGCCAAAAAGTTGGTTGAAAAAGACCCGTATATCTATGCCGCGTTCGTGTCAATATCGGGGAAAGGACTGTGCCTTATGTTCAGGATAGACCCGGCAAAACACAGGGAATCATTCGAGGGACTTGATAAATACCTTTACGAAAACTATTCGTTCATATGCGATAAATCATGCGTTGATGTCAGCCGGTTGAGGATAGTAAGCTATGACCCATACATACACATCAACGAGGATGCGCAGGTTTTCAAAAAATACCTACCAAAACCTAAACAGCAAAAACAACCGCCGAAGATCGTGTATGTAGAAACAGACTTCGACAATATAATCAAATCGATATACGACAGGGGGCTCAATCTTTGCGAGGACTACGGGGAATGGCTGCGCATATGCTACGCGCTGGTTTCGCACTACGGCGACACCGAAACAGGCCGAACATACTTCGACCTGCTGAGCCGACACAGCAGCAAGTACAACGAAGACGATTGCCGCAAGCAGTACGACGCCTGCTTGCGAAACCACAACGACAGCAAACAGAAGCAGTCAACTATAAACTACATCTATTGGCTGGCAAAACAAAACGGAATAGAAACCTATTCAGCAGAGACAAAGGCGGTCATCCGCGCGGCCGCAAGTCAATCGAAAGCCGGGGTATCGCCAAGGGATATATCGGCAGGTCTTAAGAAATTCAATGACATACCGGAGGAATTTTCCGAGCCAATAATAAAGCAGGTAATCGAGCAGGGTATCGAACACCAAACCGAAAACATAATCGATGACATCATCCACTTCCTGCAACCTTACGGACTTCGGAAAAATCTTGTCACCCGGAACGTCGAAATGAACGGTAAGCCTATTAACGATGACGATATAAATACCCTGTTCATCGATTGCAAATCCATTTTCGACAAGGCCACTAAAGACCTGGTTTGTTCCGTGATTTTCAGCAACAAGACCGAGCAATACCACCCAATAAAGGAGTTCCTGGACTCATCTGCCGCCCCCATCAATGGAACGCCCGAGCTTGACAAGCTGATACGGTCGATGAACAGCGATACGCCGGATTACGGGAAGTGGTTAACGAAATGGCTTGTCTCACTTATAGCCGCCGTAAACGACCAATACTCCCCCCTGGTACTCGTCCTATGCGGGGAAATACAGGGCACGGGAAAGACCGAGTTCATGCGCCGACTATTGCCCAAGCAGCTGCGCTACCTGTTCGGGGAGTCGAAGATGGACAACGGCAAGGACGACGAAATCCTAATGACTAAGAAATGGATAATCTTCGACGACGAATACGGGGGCAAGTCCAAGCGCGAGGAAAAGAAGCTCAAGGAAATAACCTCAAAGGAATTCATCAACGTCCGGGAGCCATATGGACGGGTATCGGTAGACCTGCGACGCCTAGCCGTGTTCTGCGGATCAAGCAACGACAACCAGATACTTAGCGATCCTACGGGAAACAGGCGCATACTGCCGATACACGTGATATCAATCGATCACGACATGTACAACAGCGTGGACAAGGAGCAGCTGTTCCACGAGCTTAACCACCTGTATAAGTCGGGTTATGAATGGCGGGTACTGCGGGAGGAGATCGAACAGCTAAGGGAAAGTACCGAGGAATTCAACCTTTCGACACCGGAGGAGGAGCTGTTAGCCGTCAATTTCAAGGCAACGGAAAACGAGTTCACCGGCGAATGGCTTACCGTAACGGAGATTATGAACATCATGCTGATCGGAACCAAGTTCAACGCAATGAGCAATACCCGGATAGGAATGCTGCTCAACAAGAATGGATTCCGTAAAAAAAGGGCAAGAAAAAACGGCATACCGGCAACGCTTTACCTCGTCGAACGGGTGAATAATGGAAATAATGGGAGTGAAAACCAGTTTTAGCCAAAAGGGTGGCACGGCGGGTCGGCACGCTTAACTGAATGAAAATCAATGTATTACAAGAGACTTGAAAAACACGTAAAAAGGTCTACACGGAAGGTCGACACGGCAAAAATCGGCCTCTACAGTGCTTTAAACCCAATAGTGTGTATACCTGTGTATACCTTTATTAAAAAATCGTAATAATCACATGAGGGAGAAAAAATCGTATATATACCGAATATACATACACTTGAATATTACTCTAGGAAGTTTTGAAAATGTTAAAAAAAGGGTGCACAGGTAGACACACGCATGTAAGATACTGAAAACCAAATACTTATCCGTGCACACCTTGAAAACAGGTCTGCACACTAAAAAAACACCATGAAAAGACTATCAGAATCAGAAATCCAAGCGCAATGTTATCGATGGCTAATCAACAATTACGGGCTGAAACACCATAACCCGCGATTCACCATGTTCAGCGTGCCAAACGAGATTGGAATGATGATCAGGGCGGTATTGCAGGAAACCCGGCTGCCAGCACAGAAGATTGACCAGATAATCGCCGTGCTTTCACAACGGATGAAAAATATGGGATTGAGGCCAGGAGTGTCGGACACGGTTGTCGTACTGCCGAATAAGGTGTTATTCGTTGAGTTCAAGACAAGCACCGGATATCAGTCAGAAAAACAAAAGGAATTCCAGAAGGCAGTGGAGTCTTGCAATCATCAATACCACGTCGTAAGGTCATTGGAGGAGTTTCAATCAATAATAAGGGAAAATGCAAACTAAACCACACATCCCGGCATTCAAGGGCAGCAAAGGCACTTGGAAGCTCGTAGGAACAACCAGCACCGGACGTTACACCTGCACCGACACATACAGACTGCAGCCAAACGGGGAATTCCAGGACATAGACCGGGATAGATTGCACGAGTTGATTAAACAGAAAAAAGTTATACCTTTGTGAAAATGAAAACATTCATTCAATGGCTTAGGTCAATGAAGAAGCCATCACGGAAGGACTTAATGCGTGAAAAGATAGACATGTTCTGGTCATTCGCTGACCGTTATCAGGGAACGGATGATCGTGACATAGCAGGCCTTTTCATGACCGCTGCCGAAAGGCTTCGGCAAAGGTTGTAATTTGGCGGTTTCGTTTTTTTGGCGTATTATTGCTTTCAATATTTCATTTTCGCTCAACCAGAGCAAGTTTTTGTTTACGCTTAATGGGGAGGCACCCAAACCTCTCCATTTTTTTTGTTATATCAAAAAAATTTACATAGTTTTGCTGATGGAGGGGTGTAGTATGTACACACAGGAGGAAAAGGATGAACGTTTTGAGGAGGTCTGCCGGCGAATTGAGCAGGGCGAGTCTTTGAGGCGTATCCTGCGTAGTGATAATGCCCCGCTGAGCCAGACGGTTTTTTATGAGTTGCTGCAGGACAGAGAAAAAAATGTACGATACGCACGCGCGAGGGAGATCTATGCGGACAGCGTGTTCGAGGAAATGCTAGATATTGCCGACTGTGAGGACCATGACATAATCGAGACCGATGAAGGGCCTCGCGTTAATCACGACGTTATCCAGCGTGACAGGCTCCGTGTCGATACTCGCAAGTGGATGCTTTCTAAGCTTCAGCCAAAAAAGTACGGCGACCGATTAGAAGTTGACCAGAAAACCGAAGCCACCATCATTTGGAAAGAGGAAAAGACCTATGAAGCTAACGATTAAGCAGACGCTTGCCCTGGATGCCCTGGAGTCCGACCATATCAATGAGGTGATTTTCGGGGGTGGCGCCGGTGGTGCTAAATCGTTCCTTGGCTGTTACTGGCTGGCCAAGATGTGTTTGAAGTACCAAGGCACCCGCTGGGTTATGGGTCGTGCTATTCTTAAGACGTTGAAGGAAACTACGCTGAATAGCTTCTTCGAGGTGTGCCGGATGCAGGGGTTAGTTTCTGGCGTTCATTACAAATTCAACGCGCAGTCCAATATTATCAGCTTTCCAAACGGGAGTGAAATCCTACTTAAGGACCTATTCAGTTATCCCAGCGATCCTAACTTCGATGAATTGGGGTCGCTTGAAATTACCGGGGCATTCATTGACGAGTGTAATCAGGTAGCAGAGAAGGCATGGAACATATTGAAGTCAAGAATCAGGTATCGTCTTGACGAATACGGACTGACGCCGAAGATATTGGGTACATGCAATCCCGCTAAGAATTGGGTATATTCCAAGTTTTACAAGCCGAGTCGTGATGGCGAGTTGGAGGATAATAAAATGTTCATCCAATCGCTACTTACGGATAACCCGTTTATTTCCAAGCATTACAGGGAGAACCTGATGTCGTTGGATTTAGCAAGTAAACAGCGATTGTTGTTCGGGAACTGGGAATTCGACAACGATCCGGCCGCGCTAATGTCCATCGACAAGATCAACGACATCTTCACCAACGACTTTATCCCAGGCGGCGAGAAGTACATAACCGCTGATATAGCTCGCTTCGGAAGCGATACCACCACTATAATGGTCTGGGACGGTCTAAGGGTTGAAAGAATCTTGCAGTTGCGCAAAAAGGCCACTACAGACATTTCCCAGATGATTCAGCATCTCAGGAGGATGTACCAAGTGCCGATGAGTAATGTGGTGATCGACGAGGATGGGATAGGGGGTGGAGTTGTTGATCAGCTAGACGGTTGTTATGGGTTCGTCAATAATTCCAGGGCATTGGAGGGTGAGAACTTCGCCAACCTGAAATCGCAATGTTACTTCAAGCTGGCCGAACTGGTCAATGGCGGGAAGATATACGTCAATTGCCCAGATATTGATATTAAGAGTCATCTGATCGAGGAGCTGGAACAGGTCAAACAAAAGGATATGGATAAGGACGGCAAGAAGGCCGTTATTCCAAAGGACAAAGTAAAGGAACTGATAGGACGATCCCCAGACCTTAGCGACAGCTTGATGATGCGTATGGTATTCGAGATCGAGCCGGTTGAGGAGTTCTGGGTATTATAATTAAGACAAAATGTTCGACTTAACAAAAGCATTCAAGGGGATATCCGGTAAAAGAAAGTCGCTTGGGCTTCCATATCCCGAATGGTCATTGGTCCGAGATATGTGGGTTCAGATGACGGACGACACATCCAAGTATATCGACTTGGTGTATAAGGGCAACGTCTATGCGCACGCCATTATCAGCCACATCATCGACAAGGCCAGCGACGCGCCCGGCGGCATCTATCGCGTCAAGAACGGCCGAAAGGCTAAGGCGTTCTACGCCTTGAAGCGCGGGACGTATTCGAGCGAATCGCTTCACAAGTCGCTCACCCTGAAGGCGGAAGCATTCGATGAGGTTGAAGGGCATCAGTTCCTTGAGCTTATGGAGAGGCCAAACAGCCTGATGTCGGGCAAGCAGCTCAGGCGTGAGATATTGGGCTATGAGCGCATCACCGGCAA